TATACAAGGAACAGCCAGAAAATGACACCATTCGTTTTAAATATGGGAACCAGGCTGGGTTCGCTGAGGTTAGACAAGATGATGAGACTAGAATCCTCCCTGTGTCTGACGTACTTGAGACTGTACTATCTAAAACGTCTACACTATGTGGTAAAGAACTCCAGAAATGTTGTGGTCCGAATATGATACCCGGCCCGGGCGTTGCTAACCATGCCCAGGAGCTGTCTGTATTGCATTGGGGGTTCGTTCCAGAGACGCAGGCGAAGAGGCAAGGATTTTTCAAATTTGTGAAGAGCGCACTTTTATGATAACAAAAAAAATTTCACTTAAAAGGAAGGCAAAGAATTACTACAAGATGGATCCGTACAAAGTGCTCAAAGTCGATAAGAATTGTACGGTCGACCAACTGCGGCAAGCATTCAAAAGAGTTGCATCACAGGTTCATCCCGATAAAGGTGGAAATGAAGAGATGTTCAATATTGTAGTCGAGTCATATAAAACAATATTCAATACTTTGAAAGGCCGCAATAACAAGGATTTCAATCAGCTGAAAAATGATTCGCAGGCTGAATTTAACGTGATGAAGGCGAAAAAGCACGTGAGCTTCAAAGACGACTTGAAGAGTGAAAAGTTTCAAGCTAAATTTAACAGGATCTTTGATGATAATCGATTCGGAGATCCTTCGATAGATGACGGATATGGTTATATGATGACTGCGTCCAGCGCAATACGTGAAGACATAAATGTCGGAGAGAAGTTGAAAAATTTCAGTGATTTCAACTCTGTATTTGATAATCAGGAGACGATCAACAAAGAAATAACGTTGTACAAAGAACCAGAGGCTCTTGTATTGTCAAAGAAATTATCATATAATGAGTTAGGGGTTGATCGAGTAGATGATTACAGCAGTGAATCCAATAAACCAAGTCAACTTGCCTATTGTGATTACATGAAAGCACATACTACAAATAAATTGATTGACAAGAATCACATGAAAAAGCGTCAAGGTTTCAAAAATATGGACGATATTGAGACCAAGCGTGAAGGCCAATCTTTTGCATTGACCGAAGAAGATAAGAGACAAATAGAGGAAGGCATCAAGCGAGAGAAGCAACGAGAAAGGCAGCGCGCGATATCTTTGAAAGAAAATGATAGGAAAATCGAAGAGCATTTCAATAGGGTGAATAAATTAATGTTGTCATGAATTCATTTACACACTCTCAACTTTCTTTAGATCGCTCTCATCTGGCGGATACAGGACTTTGTTGTGTCAGGATTCCTTGTATTTCTGCATCCCGTTCTTCTATATATTTATCGTAATTCAATATTTTGCTGTTTTCTTCTTGTTTACTTCCGCCTGTATCGGTGATCAAATTTGTGTGTTTGTCTAGAAATGAGTAAACGTGGTCTAACTCGGTGTCATCCATAAATGAGTAGTTATCAGACAAACCTTGCATTTCATTTATCATGAATGGTTCAACAGTCTTTTCATTTTTTTTCATGAATTCGAACAATTCTTCATCGTGAATGACCTGTTGGTCATCGATCAAGAGCATTGGGACACGATCTATAAATTTTGGAATGGAATTCATTGCATGAACATCTACGACACTCACTTCGATTTTCAAATCTCCAAGTTCCTTAATCATTGAAAGGAGTTCATCACAATGATGACACCTTCGAGATATGAACAATACATACGACATTGATTTACCTTTGTGAAAAATGAGAAATTAAATTCTGCTTCTTAAACTCACGAAAGTTTTGCTATCTCTGACCACTGATCTCGCAAGAGCTCAATATATTCTTTAGTATTTCGTACTGACTCGTTCAATAGCTTGCAAAGGTCCTCTTTGTCCAGAGAAGACTTTACTTTCAATATTATGCTCCTTTGCAGAGGATGTGGAAGATAATAGCCAACGTAATCTATAGCACTTTTTTCAGGACGGACGTGCTTGTTATAAATCATTGCCTGTAAAAGATTACCAATAGTGTGATCTTCATCATTAATTTGAATGGAACAAAGGGTTTCATCATCAAACATCATAACAGTTTTATCTGTATCTTGTGCAGTATTAAGGTCAAATTCAATATCTTCCAGTCGAAGTATCAATCGCGACAAGGCTAATTTAAAAATTTCTTCATTGGTCACCCCACATTCCGATTCCAATTTGAAGACAAACGAGTTCGGTTCGTTATATGTATTAGTATTAAACGCACGTTGATATTCGAGCGTTGCATATCTCCTCTTGGCGGATTCTTCATCCATAATATCTTTTTGGTCTGCTACGTACTTCTTTTCCAATTTAGACCTCAATTCCTCGTTTATGTCGTTTTCAAATGTGCATAAGCTTGTCATCGCCCAACAGGCGTGTTTCATAGGAGTGCCTTTCGTTGCAGTCATCTCTACCTCGAATTTTTTCGTGGATCTATCCTTTTTTGGTGGCAGTTTTGTAAGAAGAATGTGATCTCCCGTTGTTTTGTTTTTCGGGAAGTATGCCTCTGTTAATTTTTTATCATGTTCAAATGAACCGGATTTCAATTTCAAAACCTTGATGTCTGCTGATGTGACATCGAGATACGAAGATGATTTGTTTTCGACGTTGATTTGAAATCTCAATTCTTCGTCATTCCAGTTTTGGATATCTTTTTCAGGGATGTGTATGGGGACCATACTGAGTCTTTGCGATATGAATTCATTGTGCAAAGGCGAATCATTTGTTATAATTCTTATATCAGCTGTCTCTTGATCCGTATTCTTTGCGTCAAAGTAAAATGCAACATTAGGAATATCACTCAAAATAGTTCTTCTGAGTGAATTGACTACAGAAACGTCAATAGTGGTTTTACCGTCGTCTTTCATCTTGAACGTTGTAATGCCATTATTTTTCTCAAGATCAGAGAAAATCATGTTTTATACACTTTTTTATACATTCTATCAACATTTCTTTAAGCCTCTTTTCCAATATTTCTGAAGTGCCTGCGAGCGAGCGACTTTTCTTTCTCAATAATAATTAATGCTATGTTAGCAGAATTCGTAACCAGCCAACATTATTTGATCAACACGCAAAATATCAAGCAAGAAAAATCAGAAATATCGTTTAAAGAGATTGAAAGCAGATACATTGAAGTATTGTCGGAGGAAGAAGCCCAGAACGCATTGTACAACTTATGCGATAGTGAACATTACGAGAACCTATACCGAGCCATTCTTGAGGTGGAAAACGGCCTCGAAAATGAAAGGTCTACCGATATTTTGAGCCGGGTTGAATCGATGCCGAACTGTTGGCCGATTGTACATTTTAAAAAGGAACGCCTCGTCGATGGAGTGTACGCAAAGGAGTTGCAAGACACAGATGACGCAGATGAAGAGCACGTCTTGCTCGATGATTATCTTCGCAGGATCATACGTCGCCTAGAGAAACCATGGTGGAGTCCTATAATAAGTAACCACAAACATGAGTATATTGCTAGTCATAAGTATGATAAAGAGCTTCAAAATTTCAAGTTGAATTCATCCAGTGATGTCATGTGGCTATCAACTTCATGGGATAATCAAAAATCCAAAATAGAATCGTACTTTGAAGATAAATATAGATTTGGGTGTTCAGGACGCAGGAATACAAGGTTGCAAGATGATACTTGGAAGCTATTAAACAAAGAAGATATTGAAGAACATCGTAGGAACCTATGGTTAGATTATACATTCGGTGATGGTGGCTGTGACTCACACGCAGAAAATCCAGATGAACTAAAAACATTTGAATTCAGGCGTGAATTAAAAGGAGAGAGCATTGTGCTTCGTGGCTTTTTTTCTAAACATGACCCTGCATTGAAATGTTACCGAACATTTGACGTTGATAAATATTTCAGAGATTTGAATGCGATGATGGACATGGTTGGGAGCTCTCAAATAAATTGCGTTCTCCTAAGTTCTAATGATGAGAAGAAGGTTTCAGCAGTAAATAAAGTTGATGATAAATTGATTTTGAAAGAAACCCTGGAGGTGGAAGGTAGTGTCGTAGAAAATGTCATTGAATTTGATGTTAAAAATCATCCAAGTGATTGGCTTCTTTTCAATTCAAACGCGGTAAATAACATTTATCGGAAACATGATTTCTTTGATTCGAACATTCTATTCATCTGCAAAGATAATAAGATAGACTATATTTCACTATTTATACCAACGATAACTGATTACTTCGATTGCTTCAAAGATGACGTGCTCGACACAGAGAACATACAACATGGGTTGAAAACATATTTTAGCACCTGTCTCGAGGAGTTGTCCGAATATGAGTTCATTTATTTTTTGGAGACAAAGAAGCGGAAGCAGGAAGAAGTGCAAAAGAAGCGCAAGAAGGAGAGCAAGACACTGAAGGAAGACAAAAGCGACAAATCTGTCACTACTACCGTTCAGAATGACCCGCTGTGGAAGTTTGGAAACATGGGAGAATATTTGCAGAGGTTGTTTTCTAAAGTGGATAAAAAAGGAAAAAAGGTGGAATTGATTTCAGACTACACCGCTGACGATGTGGCCAAGAGTTGTATTTTCAGAATCCCTGGAAACAAAAAAGAAATCGAAACTATATTAGGTGAATTAAAGCAGTTAAGACAAAAGTCAAAAACCGTCGAAACAACATCATTCAATATTGATGAAATCAAAAGGCGTGTTAGTGAGTTCAATCAAAGATCCGTTACATACTTTGGCAAAAAACACAACATCGCGTTCAAAGGTCTTGAAGGCATTAGACTTGATTCAAATGTATCAGAATCCACAAGAGAGTACGTGAAATCAGGGGATGAATATGGAAATAGTAGGTTGGAGGAAACGAACATAACGCGGATATCTGATCCACCTTCTGATGTTGCAGCTGATTTTTACGATATCGTAAAAGCGATTGGTATGAAAATTAATGCAGATGAGCTCTTGACTATGTTTGACTGTTTTGATTACTGCTGGACAACTGTTCTCAATCGCTCAAAAATAAGAGGGATTGATATGAGTGCAAACAAAAACAACAGGATATCTTTTATTTATGCGTGCATAGCCATTTTCGGGCAAATATTTGGGCGTGATTTAGCGGTTGAAGAGAATTTCAAGGAAAATTATTCTTTAGACGGTTCTCCCTGGGTCTCAATATTGGCAGACAAATATAACGCAGAAAAGATATACAAGGAGAGATCCCTATTAGCGTATGTGTCACATCATTATGAATCAAATAATGAAACCATGAAAAGTAAAGATCTGATAATTATGCGGACTAAGACTATCCTGAAGCTTCAGAATCACATTAAAAGAAGACTTACAGACATCGTCGCGAGGCAAAGTGAAAGTGAAAAAGAGCCATCAGAATACGAATCGAAGAGTCGAACTTTAAAATATAGAGAATTCAATATGAATAATGAAAAGAAGAGATTTGAGCCGAATTCGAGAACGGGGAATGTAAAGACGTCAAAGCCTGCACAAACACAAGGATGGATTGTGGAAGAGATTGACGAAGTAGAGAAAACTATTATAAACTTCACGTCGACTAACAAATTGGAAAGTTCATTGACAACAGATCTGATAAAAAGCTTCAAACGAGACACAAAGTATGGTCTGAGCGGATATTATGCAAAATTAAAAGGAGGCGAAGTTGGCGAAACCATTGATAAATTAAAATTGACACCGATTCTGAATAAAATCGAAAAAAATCAGACAAGAGATAATTATGTTTATGAAGGCGAGTTTGACATAAATAATGAAATTGTGAATTGGGTGCGAAAATGGTCAAAGAAAGTTGATTTGGACGATAACCTCTCGAGCCATTTGCTTTCAGGAAAGTCGATTCTGAAAAAATCTATCATTCGAGAAGAGAATAAGTTCTATCTTCACTACATAGTCCTGATTAAAAAAATAATAAAACTACATGAGTATTTAGAGAAAATAAATGAAACATCCGTCGGCGTGGATATCATTTTAAAGTCTGCAAGCAATAATTACAGAGAAAAGAGGGATGGCCTGCTTGAAAGAGAAGACTTGAGAAACATGATCAAAATTTACCGTAGCAAGGAGAGAATTGAGAAAAACAAAATAGACGATACTATGTCGGATGAAGATAGACAATTATTTGATGCCAGAATTCAAATATATTCTGAAGCGCCAAGACCATCTGATGACCCCCCTCTAGAAATGGATGATATCGATAATTTGGAGCCAGTTCTTCCACAGGACGAGGAAGATGCCGACAATGAAATGTGATTTTATGAATAAATTTTATTTTTTAAACCGAAAAAGAGTCCTAGGTACTTCCAAATGATTTCTTTGTCTTCTTCAGACATTACCTTCCAATAAGACTTAAGTTTGTTGACAAGATCTTCCGTGAAATTTGATTCTTTTGTCACAACATCTTCGTAGTCATGATCGAGGAAGAATCTCTCATCCTTTGCTTGTACTTGTTTTTCAAAATTTTGACTGTACCTAGCGAATAGTTCGAAAGGTTTTTTGTCATCGGCTAGCTTCATCAAATTGAAGCTATTTTTCAGTAGTTTAAAATCTTTGTCATTTGGAAACAATGAGATCAAGTCCTTAACAAATTCATCGAATTTACTATTAAAGATTGCGATCCACTTATCATTAGCACCTGAACTCTTCACAGCAAACATTTATGTTTTAATACTACTCTTTTATTTTTAAATTGATTTGGTCGCGACCTGATGCCAGATCATGATGCCGAATATATCTCAAGCACCAATTTAACTATATCTGATCGCAGAACATCAGAATTGTCGAGATTAATGATATCTATGTCATCTTTATTTTCCACCGAACAGCTAGTGTGCCTGTTGATGAAATCCTGCAGGCCATTTTCGACGCCATCACCTAGATCACTTTGCTCAAGATCTCCCGTAATAACTATTTGACAATTTGTGCCGACTCTTGTGAGTAAGGTTTTCAGTTGATTCTTGCTCGCGTTTTGCATTTCATCGGCAATAATCAGAGTGTTGTCGAAGGTGCGGCCGCGTATATAAGACAGTGGCACTATCTCGATTTTCCCTGCGTGAATATATTCGTCCAGTGAACGCTTTCCCGTAAAAAGCAAGAGATTATCATAGATTGGCATGAGCCACGGAAGCATCTTTTGATTGATGTCTCCTGGAAGATATCCATGGTCTTCATCAACAGATATTGCCGGGCGCGTGATGACAACCTTATTAATAGGCGCTCGCGTATCGTTGAGTTTATTAAGGGAGTGTTCGCAGGCGATCATTGTCTTGCCTGTTCCTGCTGGGCCCTGGCAAATGACTACGTCTTTTGTATTCAGACTAGTGAAGTATCTCTCCTGATTACAGGTGCGCTGAATTATTTTTGTGTTAGGTAGAAGGTAAGCCTTTCTGGCTGAGGAGATTACATTTCGTCTGTGGAAATGAAACCCCGCGTAATAATGATGTTTATGGTTCAATTGAATAGCACTCATTCTTGTGTCCTTGTGTTGTATTTAAAACTATTTTTCTTTAAGTTAATAATTTATTGTTGGTGGCGGATGTGGGAGGGTTCTTCTTGGTTGAAAACCTCCTTAACTGAATCGAGATTATCATTAGATTCCTCGCGCGCATTTACCTTAGCTCGTTCGTTCTCCGCGATCCTCTCTTGAAGGTCTCGCTTACGCTCGGCGTAGTGTGCATTTTTGTTCTCAGTGTTTTTGTCGTATTCATGAATTAGTGTGTTCAAAGAATCAAGGGCGAATTCCTGGTCTTTGATATCATTTGGATTTGGTGACCACGGGCACCACATTCCAACCTCCGAGATGAATATGTTGAATTTATCGGCGTCGATCTTTCGAAGCTGTTCACAGCGAGCTTGCGCCTCTGGAACAGAATCATAAACTCCACGAATTTTCAATCCTCTGATGCTTGTTTGGAACTCATTTTTAGTATCAAATTCTTTGTTTAAGACGTCAGTGTTGGCGGCAGTAAAATTTTTGTATGCGTCGTTGATCTTGTCAGGATCAAACAAATACTCAAACTCTTCTTTGATGCTACGGAATTTATCAGATTCGTCTGCGTAAGATTTTTCTAATCCAGTAAACAGTTCATTGACCTTTGCCGAAAAATGTTGAATGTAATTTTCAAAGTAGAAAGCTTCCTTGTTCTTGAGTACTTCTTCAGGGCTGATGAACGATAAGCATGCGTAGTTTTGTCCACGAATCGGGGGGTCTTGTTCCAGCAAATCTCTCTCTTTAACGGGAAGCATTTTTAATCATGTAAATCGTTATCTTTTTAAATGATTTTCGCACAGAATAAAAAATCTCATTAAGTATTAAAATATATGTCGGCTAGGGTTGATTTCGTCGAAGTATTCATAAGAATGTTTAAATACTTATTGGAAGGACTTGTCGTGTCCAGCGCAGCCTTTATGTTCCCTGGAAAGAAGAAGGATCTTAACGAGATCGTGCTGATAGGTTTCATCGCTGCGGCGACTTTCAGCCTACTTGATTTGTTTGCGCCTTCCATTGGCCTTTCCGCCAGGCAAGGAGCTGGCATGGGGCTTGGGGCGAATCTTGTTGGGTTTCCTACCAAATAAATGATTTTATTGTTTCATATGCTTCTGATGAATTGCCATCCGAGGTCATCACAAATCTTACGCCATATCTGCTCTTGTTGGTGAAGTTTTTCACGGGATTTTAACAAGGGAAAAAACTTCAAAAATTCATTCTGTCCTAACAGTTGAATGAACTTATGTATCACATACGAGTAAGAGAGGAAATTTTTTCTGTTAAGGGGGCTAAATTTTAAAAAGGGAACCTGGATTTCCTTAAACATCGACTTCAACTTATCCTCCAGTTCAGGAGATAGGTGGGGGTTGGGATTTCCTGTAATGCGATTAAGGATATACGGTACATGCTCGTAGTACTTGTTAATCTTTAGCTTCTTAAGTATGTCTTTGATTTTCTGACGAGTTACGGTTTTTAGGTCAACTATCCTTTGTTTTTTTAACTCCTTCATGATATTATCGAATATCTCATCAGGAATCTCGGTCGTTTCTTTGCCCTGTATCTGATTTAGCCATTCCGTGTAATGATTAATCCTTTTATAACTGAAATATGATATTTCTTTCGGTGGATCTTTGTAGCTGGGTTTCGCAAGATCCGTTATAACCTTCTCAACTGTGTGGCAAACGTTGCACACGTATATGCTCTCGTTCATGATGAATTCTAGCTCTCCTTTTTCGCAGAACGTACAAACCTTTGATTCTAATTTGTTAACTGCATTATCTATGTAATTCTCATCCGTGTAAGATAAATATTTATCCAGCAATTCCGCCCGGTTGTTTTCGTGAATACTTATGTTTACATTTTTACTCGCGTCGTCAGTTTTATTACCAATGAAAAAATCTACCACACACTTTTTCTGAGTGTCGTTATTAGTTCCAGGCACCGGCTTCGATTTCTTAACCGCAGTCGGAACATTATTGTTCGAATTATCTAGCAAAGAATAATATTCGAATAAAACCTGACCAGTGTTCATGAAGTAATCGATCTCGTTCTTATCTTTACTCACGCTGTCTAGCCTTTTCTGTAAATCATAAATGGAGTCCTGAGTTTCTATAATCTCTAGTAATTCAGCGTCTGACAGATCCTTTTTCGATTTAGATTTTAGCTCTTCCAGTCGTTTTGTTAACTTCGATAGAGCGGATTCGTGATCGCGCATCTGGTCTTTGTCTTCACTGAATTCTTTCATCTGTGATTGATGTCTTAGGTCTAGCGTTTTGGAGCTCACCTTGTAATTACACTGCCGCTTGGATTTTTCCTTAGTCATGTTCCTCTTTTTTAAATATATGCGTATGAATTTAATTTTAAATGAAATTTTTTTCTCACGTATAATTAAAACAAACACGATGGGTGGCGGACTTATGCAACTCGTAGCCTACGGCGCGCAAGACATCTACCTCTCCGGTAACCCCCAGATCACCTTCTTCAAGGTGGTCTACCGCAGACACACGAACTTTTCGTGCGAAGCGATCGACCAGACCTTCAACGGTTCTGCTGACTTCGGCAAAAAGGTCACCTGCACCATCTCCAGAAACGGTGACCTCATCTCCCGCGTCTACGTTCAAGTCGCGCTCCCTGCTCTCACCGCCGGCGACACCTACAACTCCTGGGTTGGCCACAAACTCATCAAATCCGTCGAATGTGAAATTGGCGGGCAGCGCATTGACAAACAATACGGTGACTGGCTCCACATCTGGAATGAACTTTCCCAAACCGCTGGTCACTGGGACGGTTACAAGACCATGGTTTCCGGTGACGATGCCGACCTCTCCTCCGACGACGGCGCCGCCAGAACTCTCTACATTCCCCTTCAGTTCTGGTTCTGCACTAACCCTGGTCTCGCCCTGCCGCTCATCGCCCTTCAGTACCACGAGGTGAAGATTAACGTCGAGTTCGCGCCCTTCGCCGACTGCGCCTCCTCTGGCGCCACCCCGGTATCTTTCGACTCCGCCACCCTCTACGTCGACTACATCTACCTCGACACGGATGAGCGTAGAAGATTTGCCCAGGTTACCCACGAGTACCTCATCACCCAGACGCAGTTCACCGGTGACGAGAAGGCCCAATCCAAGATTAAACTCAACTTCAACCACCCCGTGAAGGAGCTCATCTGGGTTGAGCAGCTGGCTGACGCCGGTGTTGGCGAATACGTCACTTCTTACGACGAGGCCCATCTCCAACTCAACGGTCACGACAGGACCTCCGCCCGCAAGCCCTCTTACTACCAGCTCGTCCAGCCTTACCAACACCACGAGCGTGTCCCCGCTGGCGACATTTCCGTGTACTCCTTCGCTCTCAAGCCCGAGGAGCACCAGCCCAGCGGCACCTGTAACATGAGCCGCATCGATAACGCCACCCTCAACCTCAAGGGTGTCGACGCCGCCAACACCGTCAAGGTCTTCGCGGTTTCGTACAACGTACTGAGAGTCATGAGCGGAATGGGTGGGTTGGCGTATAGCAATTAAGCGGTGCGCTTCTGCCGCGCGATTGCGCTCCTCCTCATTGCGACGCCGACGCCGACGCCGACGCTGCTGCGGGGGTATGAAGATGCAAATAAAAACAAAAGTTAAATAAACGTCTGATTTTTTCGTTATTCATGAATTATGAATTTTGCGACCGACCGATTCCAAAATCACCCATTCCGCCCGTTGATTTCCACCCATTCCGCCCGAAATTTTGAAAATACTTATTTTAAAACATTTTTAAATATTTTGAAAAAATGAGTGGCGGCGTCTCAGCTGACTCCACTGTTCGCGCAGCCGCGACGCAAGACTTGCAGTTTTCAGAACAAGATCCATTCATGTCTGGAATCACCGAACATGTTTCTGGCGACGTGCAATCGCCGAGTCAAAGGAGACGATTGCCAAGCGAGAACGAGTTCAGGCAAATAAGTTCAGACGTTTTCTTGATGCGGGTGGACCACGAAGGGCCAAGGTCTCGAATTGGGGCGCCCCGTCACGTTTTGATCGATGCTCAATACAAGGGTGACATCATCAAGGCTTACTGGTATATAAATCATGACAGCGGTTACGTCCGAACCAGGTATTCGAAAGAAAGGGACGAGTTCTTCACGGATATCGGTAAAGACTACATACACCTCCACGAATACATCATGGAACACTGCGAGAAGCGTCGCAAACCCGATCCAGGCATGTACATTGATCACAGAAACAGGTGCTCTCAAGACAACCGGGCATGTAACTTGAGATATGCTACACCTGGGCAGAACACCTCAAACAAGACTTATGAGAGGATCCCCATCAATATCGATGCGCTCAATAAAGCGGGGATCCACGAGTTCCCTAGGTTTATCAACTTCTGCCCCGAGGGAGGTAACAGTGACAAGCACGGTGACCGATTCACCATTGAGGATCATCCCAACTCTGAAAAATCACATATAAATAGCACGAGCAAAAGAGACGTGCACATGGCCGTGAAGTATCGCCAAATTCTCAAGATGGTCATTGATTTGGACGGCGGTCACGATTATCGAACAGGGTTGGTGACCACCTCGGAGGAGGATGCCGAGACCCAATCAATATTCGATGAGGCGAACGCTCATATCCTCAACGCGTGTGTCGAAAAAGGTATCGAAGTGGATGTCAACGACCCTGAAGTCTTTTTCAAGCTCGAGCAAGTCGAGAACACGTGCGCAGGTCACCTCAGGAAACTGGAAAACTATTACAAGTTCGTGACGAGCTCCGAATCTCACGGTCGTGAGCTTGGTCCGCGCGAGATAAAAGACGAGGGGTTGGACGAAGACGGGGCTATTGTCGTTCACCAAGATTCCAGCATGACGTTGACACGAGGCAAGATGATGCCCGAGCACTGGAGTTTCTTAAAAGCAGGTGAAAATCGTGATGTCGGTCTGAACTATCGCGACAAAGCAGCGGGAATTAACATTTCTTCAACCCGAAACAGTGATGGATCCCTCAAGCACAAGTACATCGAGCTTCTCGGGAAACTCGTGGAGAAAAATGTTACATCCGAAGATCGGTGTTTGGAAATGCTCGACACACTCGTCGAGAAAAACATCATTTCTCGAGAGGAAAAGGCGGGGACCATTGCCGGGATCACGAGTGGCGAAAAATTTGAAAATTGGTACTACAAGGTGTTTCCGATGGACATTGTTGTCGTTCACCAGGATTCCAGCATGACGCTGACCAGAGATATCATGCCGGAACACTGGAGTTTTCTTGAAAAAAATAAAAATTGTGATATTGGTCTGGACTATCGCGACATATCAGCCGGTGTTCGTATTACTTCAAACCGACAGAGGGATAAAACCCTCAAGTACAAGTACATCGAGCTTCTCGGGAAACTCGTGGAGAATAATGTTACATCCGAAGATAAGTGTTTGGAGATGCTCGACACACTCGTCGAGAAAAACATCATTTCTCAAGAGGAAAAGACGGGAAGCATTGCTGGGATCAAGAGTGGCAAAGACATTTCAAGTTGGTATTACAAGGTGTTTCTGAAGGACGTTGTTGTCGTTCACCAGGATTCCAGCATGACGTTGACCAGAGACATCATGCCGGAACACTGGACTTTCCACAACAAAAATAAGAATTACGGAAACGGTCTGATTTACAAAGCAGCCGGAGGTAAACCCATTTCTTCAAACCGAAAGAAGGATGGATCCCTCAAGGACAAGTACATGGATCTACTCGGGAAACTTGTGAAGAGAAACGTTACATCTGAAGAAGAGTGTTTGAACATTCTAGACACCCTCGTTAAGAAGAACATAATGTCTCCAGAGGAAAAGGAAGGTTACATGCGCGAACTCGGGAAGCGCTCTAACGAATCAGTTGCAGGGGGGCTACCCACTGGGCAATCGAGGTTGCGGGATTTCTTCGTCGCGACTTGATTCATTGATTCAATCGAAGGGAAAAGTACTTTCCAGTGGCATTCATGGTTTTGATGGCTTCCTCGCATTTGCCAATTTTTTCATATAGATCATAGAGACCGTCATGGTCATCATTGTATTTTATGAAAAATTGTAGATGTTTCAGGAACGAATCGTTATCTTTTTTGATCGCACAAACATTTCTCCAATATTTTCTCGCGATCGGCTGTCGACACATCGGGCATGCATCGTTGCACTTCTTCCAAAGTTTGATACAATCTGGGCAAAATACATGTCCGCACTGTAATCTTTTTTCCTGTTTCGGGTTTTCAAAACAAATGGTACATTCCATTTTACTGGAAACTATCATTCATTTCTTAAAGTTACATTTGTACGTAAGTATCAAAGTGTTCATGATCCCCAAAAAATAGACCAACCATCCCCAGATCTCACGAGACCGTCGAAAAAGATGTGATCAAGGGAGTGGCTGTGATCACCTAAGGCGTGAGCTTCTGCTCTATCGATGCGTTCGAACTGTACAATTATTTCGATAACCTCTGCCACCGTGAAAAACCCCTTTTGGTTAGGGTAAAACTTCATAGCTCGCCGGTGCGCGCGGGACCCTCCCGCGCCGTACAGCTTTAGGACATCACCGATGAATGCAGGCGCGGATTTATCTTCAGGTGTGAGATCCCACTTGAACGGTTGATAGTACTTTCCACTGCGGGTCTCGGAAGCCTCGCGATTCCCACGCCAGATACCCACCGCATCAAGCGATGTCAGCTCTGTGTTTCTCGTGTTCTCACGGTGACTGACTATTCTACCTCTCCGATCAGTGATTCCAACGTCCAACACAAAATGTATCTCATCAAGCACATCCGTTGGCCCTCGTAACCCGTTGGTCAGCGTAGGCCCCGATTGAAATACAGCATCCCACAGGAAAGGACAGTCAGGATGTTCCATCATCATGAGCTGGCGATACTCTCTATTGATTTTGGTCTTC